TCACCGAACTCTCCGCGCTCCCACGAACCCACCAGCCGCCACCACGCCGCTCGCCGCCGTCGCCAGCGCCCCGAGATACACCGTGGTCGTTGATGCCAGGCTGAACCGCCGCGGCGACAGCGCAAGCACCGTCTGTGTCGCGTAGAACCCATTCGTAGCGTGCCGCATAGAGGCATAGCCGGGAGACGGCTGCGACGGCTCAGAGGCCGATGCGTCATTCACCCATGCGGCGACTATCGCCATGTTGCCGGCCGAACTCGTGAAGTGAACCACCCCCGTCGCATCCCAGTCGCCGGCCGTCAGGGAAATGCTGCACACGTTGGTAGCTGCGGCGAACCCAAGGCCGACGCTCGAAATCGCTGCGCTGGCCGAGATGTATTCGCCCTTGTCGCCCGCCGCCGCGTCGCTGCCATCCGTAACGCCGTGACTGAGCGCCGGCAGACCAGCCTTGATGTCATCCACCACGCCGCGCAGCACCGCGAGCTGGTCGGCCATCTGCTGGAAGTGGTCGAGCCACGCGGCAGTCGGCGCCCCCGTGTCCTGGTTGACGACAGGCGCCACCAGAGGCGGCTGAATGCGCGGCGTCGATAGCGTGGAGACCGTCGTGATCGCCATCAGGACGAGCCACCGGAAATGTCCGCATCGACCGCGTAGAGCGTCGTCGCATCGAGCGAGGAGAGCCGGAACACGCGCTGCCGGAAGGAACCTAGCCGCGTCGCCACCATCCGCGTCCGCGTCTGGCCGAAAGTCGCCGCCGGGATCGTGCGAGGGCCTCCGTTCCAGGTTATCCCGCCGTCGTCCGACCACTCCAGCGTCATGGCCGACGTTGACCGCGCCGTGCCGACCTCCATCTCGACCTCGAGCCTCGAGCAGAAGGCACGCCTGGTGCCGGCCCAGATCGGCGGCAGCGTGGCCTGATGAAGCACCGGAACGCCCGCATCAGTCGTGACCACCGGATCGGCCAGATACACATTCCCCGCCGTCTTGTCGCCGACATACACCAGGTTTTCCACACTCCCGGTGCAATTGCCGCGCCACGGGCCGACGCCATCCGCCTGGCTCGACCGCTCGTGCCAAAACTGCGTATTGCAATCGTAGACCAGCGTGCGGTCGTTCTCGATGGTCAGAACGTAGAAGCTGTGCCCAGCCTGCATGTAGGCCATGCCCTGGGCCTTGAGCGAAGCCGAGATGCCATAGCTCGCAATGATCGCCTCGATACCATGCGTCGAGATGCGCTTCGGCGTGTAGCCGACGCTGCGAAAGACAATGCCGTCCTTATCCAACCAGAACACCGAGCCGTCGATCTGCGCAATCGACTTTGGCGTGGCAACGCCATACTCGATCACCCCGCCGGTCTGGCGCCGCCGGAAGGGGAAGTCGGCATCGCCGGACTCATACCAAATCTCGAACCCAGACCTTCCCGCAAGCCACAACTCGCCACCGTGCGTGATGGCGCGCAGCATGATGTTGGAGCCGGCCTCAAGGCTGGCGAAGTCGAGCGCATCGAACGCAGTCGGGTCATCGATCTTCGACACGAAGAAGCTCTCGCCATACCCTTCCTGCGAAAAGATGAAGTACTGGCCCAGGTAGGTGACCGAGTTTGCGCCGGGGAAGTCGCCGCCGATCTGATTGGCCGTCGAGCCGACCGCGTGAGCCGCTGTAAAGGCATTCGGAGGCACGCAGATCACCACGGCGCTCGGCGAGACAGCAATCGTCGCCGCCATGATCAGATCAGGATTGACGCCACCAGCTGGCGAGGCAACGCCGACCGGCCCCATATCCCAGATCGTGCCCGAATAACCGTATGCGTGATCGCCCGACACGAAGTAGCCGACGCCGGGCATGTCCAGATTCATCGCATGGATCGGGCCGGTTCCGAACGCTCCGTTGAACTGATCTGGGAGCCATAGCCCCGGCGCCGGCACCAGCGCGGCCTGCGTCCTCGCATCGGACGGCTGCTCCTCGGCCATCCAGTTGAGCAGATGCTTCGACGAAAGAGGTTTCGACGGGTGCTGGTAACTCTCCAGCGGGAACGGAATGCGCCGCATCCCGGTCTGCGGCGGTGCCTGTGTCGTGGCGCTCATCAGTAGTCCGCGAACACGACGATTGCGCGATGCTGCGTCACGGCAGCGCCTGCGCTCGTCACCACCTGGACACACACCGCATCAGTCGGCGCAATCGCCACCCCAGACGTGCCGAAGCTGGAGAACAGCGCGCCCGAGGTCGTAGCAACGAGTGTAGAAGCCACGTTGTTGACCATCAGCGTGTAGGAGAACGACTGCCCTGCGCCGGGCGCAAGGTTCGACTCTCCGATGATCTGCACCGAGGAACAACGCCGCCCTACCGGCACCTCGACCGTGACAACACCCCCGCCAGACGCCGATCCGCCTGGTCCAATGAACTCCGTCGTCGCCGCCGCAATCGTGTCCTTGCTGGTAGATACGAACGCAAAGTCGGCATTGAATGGCGTCTGGACAATCGTCGCATCGAAGAAGTATGGCGAGGTCGCGAAGTTGCCGGCCTGGTTGCCGCGCACCGTCAGGTTCGCACATCCGGCTCCAAACGAATAGGCGAAAGCAGCCTGCGATGCGCCCGTGAAGTCGAATGCCTGATTGCCGGAGACCATAAGCTGCGTCTGACCGACGAAAGCTGCCTGTGCAGTCGATCCTGTATGCGACTCGTTGTTCGTGTGGATGGTGTTGCCGGAAAAGATGTTATACGTTCCGGGAGATTGCAGCAGAACGCCTTGAGCACGAGACTCCTCAAAGCGGTTCATCTCAATGCGATTGAAGTTCGAGTTGACCGTCGAGAAGCCAACGTTATTGTTCCAGTGATAGTTCTGCGTGTAGGTTCCGGCACTGGAGTTGTCTAGGTAGCAGCCAAATGCTGGCACTGGGCTACCTGACGTAATCCCGAACTGGTTGCCGCTGATCCAGAAGTCCTCAGACCACACAAAATGCAGTTGCTTCTGCGCATTCTGTAGGAACAGGCAATCTAGCACCTTGTGACCGGAGAGGGGCGCTAGAGAAGTTCCGGTGAACTGGAGACCGTCCGTGTCAAACCCGGTGAACTGACATTGCCGCACTGTGCAGACGCCGCTGCCGGATGCGAAATTCACCCCAGACAGGCCGCTCGCACCCGACACAAACGCCAGGCTCCAAAGCACCAAGTCCTGACAGTTGTTGAATGTCCAGCCAGTTCCCGTAGCCGTGAACGTGACCTGCGCGGCATACGGCGCAGAGCCGTACAGCATCGCATGATTGACCGCGGTGAACGTCGTAGGAGCGCAGTGGTAATTGCCCGGAGGGAAGTAGAGCATTCCGCCTGCCGTCGTCAGAGCGCCGATTGCCGCTGTGATCGCCGCCGTGTCGTCGGTAGCCCCGTCGCCTTTCGCGCCCCACCATTTAACGGAATACCCGAAGTCTCCCTTCTGCCGTCGCCACCTCTGGCCTAGGGCATCTACGAACGTAATCCCGCCGTCGTCTGCCGTGGTGCTGTCTCCAGCGAGGACGCAGAATGTGCCCTGCCCGCCATCTCCGAGCGCCGCATATCCCTCGACGTAGCATGGCACCGACAACGCCGCCGTATTGGCTCGCAGAGCTGCGACCGTGGCAAAGATGGTGCCGGAGAACTGCGGGCTTAGAAACGCCGCGATATAGTCCCGCAGCGCCGTGGCGTTCACCCGCCCGGTTCCGCTCCGCTCCATGACGAACTGCGACACATCCGATACCGGAGACACATCCGGCAAAGACGGAATGCTCAGCCCGTGGATTGGAAAGGACGTGAAGTCGTTCATCATGCCACCAGGATTACGGCGCTGCTGTCGGTCGTGATCGCGGTCGGCGCTACCAGACGCTGCCCGCTATGCATGACGTGCAGATTGCCCCATGCCAGTTGCGCCAGTTCCGCGCCGTGGTTCCAATCCAACTGGATCGACCAGGCACAGCGGCGCGGCCACGAGGCCATCGTGCCGGGCGGAAAGCGGATGACAAACGTGCCAACCAGATCGCCCATGACACCTGTCCCGACGAACAGCGGAGACGATTGGCTGTTCCACCATGCGCCGTAATCCCACGACCGGCAGTAATTCGCAGCGGGCCAGATATACAGCGTAAGTGCCGGACCACCGATGCCGCCACTTAGGTCTAGCGCGGCGCCTGTAGGGTCGTCGTTCTCGATGATCGACACTTCAAGCGCCAGGCTATCGGACGCACCCAGCACCAGATCGCGGCGAGGAATGTGGATAGGGTTGCGGTGATACGGCAGGACGATGGATTGCGTCGTCATGCAGCGCCGCCGATCACGCGCATCGGGCGGTCCGCTTCCTGCTGCGGAGCAGCATCCCGCTGCAACTCCTGGAGCAGTTCGTGCATGACGAACGTCTCGACGCCGCGAAGTTCAGTGCGCTTCAGGAACTCGATGGCAGCGCGGGCAAGCTCTGGGGTCATATGCCGATCAACCCGTGTGCGGTTAGTGCCGCCTGTAGCGACATGACGCGGCCAGCGAGCTGCGCCAATGTGACCGTGCTGGTGGCGAATGCCGTTGCCTTGTCGGGCGTCCCGGTCATCGCGGCCCAGCCGGTATCTCGCGCCCCGACAACCTGCGTGCCATCCGTGAAGTAGGCGCTATCGGCATTGAAGGTGCCGATGCCCTTGCCTCCGCCAGTCGCAGCCCCTGCCCATATGCCGTTGAGCACCGTGATCTCAGTGCCGAATTGCGTCTGTAGCTGCATGGCCGCCGTCGAGAAGTTGCCGGAGGTATGAAATCCAGTGCCGAATGGCGAGGTGATAGTGATCCCTGCCCCGCTGCCAATCGTCCCCACCAACGGCAGACTGAGGCCGATTGTCGTGTGACCGGCGCCGTCATAGGTCTGACTTGTGACGGTCGTCCCGGCCTGTATCTGTGCCAAACCCGCGAGGACGCCGCCAACCCAAGCGTAGCCGGCACTGCCGATTGTGTTGGCGAGCACCATAGTCGTGGCGCCGCTGCTGGTTACCCCTGAGGTGTTCCAGTTGGCAGTCGCACTCTCTGCTGCGAACGCCACATTTGCACTGTCAGTGTGATAGGCCCGGTCATAGATGACCCATTCGCCGTGATGTTCTGCTGGGCCGTAGGCAGTTGCCGTGAACGCGAGTGGGCAACTTATAGGGCCCCAGTAGCTGTTGTTCGCCATGGTGCCGGTGACAGCGATCGCGCGGTTTACGCTGCGCTCCCCGTCAGGCGAGTTATCCCCCTGGTTCAATATCATCGAGATGCCGTTGCGGACTTTGCTATCGTCCGGCCCGGAAGCCCAGAGATGCAGTTCCTCGACAACCTGCGAGCCGCCGATGCTCGACTTGCGCAGCGTCTGATCCAGCACCGTGATCTGGCTGCCGAACAGATTGGCGCCGGTTATGGAGCCGTCGCCCGAGTTCTGCGCCTTGATCTGGATGCCGGCTAGCTGCGCCCCACCGAATGTCTCGGTGAAGATGATCAGCGCGTCTTCGGTGCTCGTGACGCCGCTGCGGCTGATTGCATGGATGTTGACCGACGAGTTGTTCCCGCCGTTGTTGCCGATGTAGTCGCTGTCCTTGATGATCGTGATGTTGGTATGCCCGGCATCCGACGCAGTCAGCGGGTTGAAACCGAACCCCCAAGGCCCGAGGAACCACGGCGAGGATGTCGAGCCTTTATAGCTGCCGAACATGACGGAGCCAGGTGGATTGGCGCCGTTGTTGAATGTCATCTCCGGGCCGTAAACCCACACCATGGCGCGCGGCGATGGTGTAAGCGATGCCATGTTTGGGTAATGTCCGCTCGGCACAAAGGCCACGCCGATGCCGCTGGTCATAGAGTCGATGACCGTCTGAAACACCGCTTGATCGCCGGCCGAGTTATTGCCAGTCGCTCCGTAATCCTTGACGTTGACCCACTCGGCAAATCGGTCAGCACTTATGCGCGGCGTGGTGGTGCCGGTTGCGGTAACCGGGCCTGTAGGGTCTCCCGGTATTCCCTGTTCGCCTGGCGGTCCGACTGGACCAGGAATGCCGCGCCACTCCTGACCGCTTGGGTCATTCGGAATGGACGGCGGCGGCAGATAGCCGCTGAAGAACGGATCGAAAGTCATGACATACTGATCACGCCGCCGTTGTTCCAGGTCACTCCTGGAAGCGCCGGCAGCGTCGTGGGAAGCGTGCTAAAGTCAGACGGATTGCCAGGTGGACCCTGTGGGCCTTGTTCGCCGTCAACGCCGTTTGTGCCGTTGCTGCCGCGCGGTCCGACCGGTCCGACCCATTGAGCCGGTTCAGGCGGCCCCATGTCGGTGACGTATCCGGAATAATGGAGTCTATAGACCATTTTAACCCCCAATCAGGCAGCCGCCAGAAACTCCGGCAACACCTTCGGCGCTTCGTTACCAGTTAGAAGTATTCTCCGATGACCCTTTCGCCTGATGTTGGTAGGGCAATATACCTAGCCAACGCTTGTTCGGCGATCTTATCATCCCTGGGATTTGGCTGCTTATCGAAGAGTGGAGCAAGCGTATTCGCGGCCAACAGAACGTAACAATCCGCAACCTCGTCTGGGAGGTCTTGGGTACTCCAGTTCGCCAGACCGCGCGCCATAAGGTCATTGTGGACGCCCATTACCGCGTCCTTGGCCTGGTCCTGCGCCGACATGATCAGCGCGAACCGGCGGATGCGGCCCTCCAGCATCGTGTAGACCTGAGGATCAGCCGTCTTGCCGAACGACGACGCCATGAGCGCGGCCGTCATCTTGGTGTATTCCTCGCCGATCGCATCGGGAATGCCCGTATCGTCCCACCAGGCCAGCGCCTGCGACACGATGGACGCATGAACCGCGTTCGCCTTGATGACCGCGTATGCATGGTCGGCAGTCGATGGCGTTTCGTCCGATGCAATGACGCCCAGTTCGATCAGGGCGTTGTCAGCAATCAGCGTGATCGGCAGACCCACGGTAAGGGTCTGCCGATCAGCCAACGGGACGATTGCCACGCCAAGACGGCGTAGGGCTTGCTCTCCAATCGTGGCTACGTCGAGCGTCACGTCAGAACCGCAGCATACCAGCGCCGAGGTTCACGCGACCTGGGTCGGCCGTGTTAGCTCCCGCCGGCGGTGCTGGCGTCGCAACAGACGGTGGCGACCTAGATGCTGCCGCCTGCTGCGCCGCCGCGCGCTTCTGCGCCTCGTCGTGCAGCCTCATGCGGTCGTCGCGCTCTGCCCTCTGCCTATCCGTCAGGGCTTCCTCCCCCTGTTTAGAAGCCTCTGCCAGCATCTCCTTGCGCTTTACGGCTACGTGCTTGCGCGCCGCATCGAGACGACTGGCCATCGCATCGTCGTCGCCTTCTGTCGCCGCCGCCATACGCGCCAAAGCCTCGTCACGCGCCTGGGTGTTCTCCACGATGTTGTCGAACAACAGGCCGCGCTGCGCGAGCGATGCAACTTCAGCGTCAGTCAGAGGTTCGTCGAGTTGGGTTCCGCTCATTTGCTCTCTCCTCAGTGCTAATTAAGCGTCGCCAACAGCCGTGGTAACGATCGTAAATACACCGTTATCAACCGGCGTGGTCGTGTCCACAGTGGCGTGCTTACCAAAACGCAGCTTCTGCACGCCACGGATTTCCATTATGCCAGCGCCATGCTGGAATCCGTAGTCGCGATTGTTGGTCCTCGCCTGGGTCTTTTGTGCCCATGCGATGCCCACCGCCTGCGCCCCGCAGAGGAACGTGAACGCCGTATCAAGCGTCGCGTGTGCGTTGGTTCCGCCTCCCGCATACACCGGAATCTCCGGTATTTCCCGCACGACAATGCCATCCCACAGCAGATCGCCACCGGCAAACAGCGGATTGCTATCGCCGCGCGTCTGTGCGTACTGATTGGCCGCAAGAACGTTGGCGTCCTTACGGAAGTCACGGAAAACGAGGCTGGGCATCAGAGCCACATACCATTCCTCGCCGTTTTCGAGGCGGATCGGCCGGATATGGGGGCTTGCGGTACGAGCGCGACGCTTGGCCAAAGACAGCGTGGCCGCGGTCATCAGGTCGGCGGTGTTGTCGAGCGTCGCCATAGAAGTTGACCAATCGTTGGACACCGAGTTCGCGACTACTGCCCCGAATTGAATGCGGTCAGTGTTGTTGGTCAGCCACGAATTGCACTGAGCGTCAGTGACGGCGCCGAGTGCGCCGCTCACGTTGCCGTCGATGGTTATTGCACCGAGGGCCGAGATAATGTCCGCGCGGATTTTTTCGACGGCCCAGTCCATCAGCCCGTCGCGACCGGCCTGGAGCAGATCGATGACGGATTTTTGCTCGTCCCAGTCGGTGACCGCGATGGCGTGGCGAATGACATCGACAGTGACCTTGAGAGAACGAGAGTTTAACTGCTCCTCTTGGCCTTCCAGCGTCGTGTTTCCGGTGACGCCTGCTGCCGTCAGTCGCCGGACAGCTCCGAACACGACCGAATCGCCAGGCTTGCGCGTCAGTTCGTCGCGAAGCTGGATCATAGACGCAGCCGTGGTGCCAAAGTATCTGGTGAATTGGTTCCCGCGGATGTATTCGCGGAAGAAGTCAGAGGACCATTGCGATGGTGTAAGACCGGCGCGTGCGGTCGTCACCACCATGTCAGCCGTGGCGGTCATGGTTGGGGTTCCTGATAAAGGGGATATGTGTCGGGAACGCCCGCGATTAGTCCGGCGACGACTTCAGCCGATGTAGCTCGGCTGTGGCTCAGCGCCCGATTAGCGATCCGGCGACGATCAACGCACGCAACGCCCGAAAGTGCCCCGGCGACGGGTTAGCGACGATGGCCCAGCACATCCTGCAAAGACGGGTCCCCGGTGAATACCGAGGCGCTGCGGGACGCGACGCTGCGCGCGGTGGCGAGCGAGCGGGGCATATTGGCAATGACGGTCTGCGCCTGCGTCGGCTGCTGCGGCGCGCTGGCCTCGGCTTCCCACTGCGCCCGCGCCTCGGCCACCAGCCGCTCGCGGAAGCTGGCCGGATCGTCGCCGACATCGCGCAGCACACGCAGCCGATCGACTTCCTTGACCAGCCAGGCATACGGATGGGCCTGCGAGGCCAACTTACCGCCCAGCGTCGGGTCGGTCTCCATGGCGCGCTTGAACTCGGTCACGTAGCCGTCGAGCTTCTCGGGGCCGATCTTGTCGCGGACCATCATCTCGGAGAAGTTTAGCCGCTCGTTCAGCATCGCTTGCTGCTGGCGCACGGTGACCTGCTGGATGTAGCCGATGGGATCGACATTCGGGTCGGGCAACTGCGGCAGGGGCTGGACGGGCGCCTGCGGCGGCGGGGCCGCGGCTGCGCGCTTCAACTCATCAAGCTGCTTGCGTAGCTCGGCCGCCTCGGTCTCGTGCCTGACCGCACGTTCCTTCCAATCTTGCCTTCGACGCCGCTCGGCCTCGTATGCATTCCTCGGAACGATCTCATCGCCCTCACGTGGCGCGGGCGGATCGGCTTCCGTATCCTCCTCTGGCTTGGATACGGCGGCCTGTGCAGCCTTGGCCTCCGGGGGAGGCGTTGGTGCCTCTGGCGCAGCTGGAGCCGCCTGCGGTGCCTCTGGGGGCGCTGCTGCGGCCTCTGCCGGATCGGCCAGGAATGCGTCGAGTTCCGTCTGAGCCACGTTTTACCACTCCCGCCCGCTGAACGCCTGGTTGGTCGTTGCCCCGAAGATGCTCAGTG